CACCGATCTTGTTATTGCCGCCTGGTATTTCAATGATCAATCTAATTGCGCTATTGGTAATCGCACCATATACGTCTTGCTTGATCCACTCAGACTTATTTGAGATTATATCAGATTGTGGCGCAACAATCAATCTTTCACCGGGAACATCTCCTTGATCATATACGTTGAAAATGTTGTATGCATCTAGATAAGCATTACGGTAAACGTCACCGAGTTGATTTGCATTTCTTTGCTTGTAGTTGATGGTGGAGTTTGTTACACCTCTAGTTAGCAAGTCAAGTGTCTTTACGTTTGAGTTGTAATAGCCCTGCGTCATTGCAGTCATGTGATTAAAATTTTGCTGTATTTGATATGATCGAATTTGAATCTCTGTTTGTCCAGGATTTGTAGTATATCGAATTGCAGGCTGAACTGTCAGTCTTGGTACGCCTCTACTTATAAAATAGTCTTTAATGTACTTTACGTTTGCAAAGTAGTGGCTGAAGTTATTGCCTGTGATGATGTTTGTGTTTACTCTTTCAAAGAACACATAGTAATTGCCATCTGAACATGCTCTTTTTGCTATAAACTGAATGGCTTCAATTGGATTGTATCCAGGACAAATGAATGGACGTTCTGCGGCAGTAGAAAAATCTTGAATAAAGATTTTATATTCATTGTTGATTTCTTTGTAGAGTTTTTTGACGATGCTTGAAATTCTTCTGTCTGTACCAAAACTCTTGAACACACGTTTTTTGTGTGACTTGATTGCCGCTTCTGTTGTAAATCTTAGTTCGTATGTTAGAGAGTTTTGATTGTCTACTTTCATCTTTGAAATTTCGTAAACAACTAAGTCTGCTCTTGTGATAATTGTTTCGCTTCGATCACCACGCATGACACGAATTGTCAGTTTCTCACCACCAGTGAGAATAAACTTTTCATGACCGCCGGCCATGTCTTGAATAAGAATGGTGCCTGTGATGTTTGGGCTGAACATGTCTTCAAAGAAAACTATTTCTTGAATGACTGCTTGCAAATCGATCACACGCCCACTCTTAATCGTCATCGTGCATTCTGCTAGAACGAACGAATCGGTAATGTAAGTTTCTGTGGAAGTCGGACCGGCTGCGCCTGCGAAGGCTGCCGTCAATGATTGCTCTAATTGTCCCGGAAGGTATGCCGTTAATTGAAGGTCTGCCGACATACTTAATTACTCACTAGAATTTCTTGAAGTTTAGATTCGAAGTCTACAACGTATCTAAAATCCATGATGTTGATTTCTGCTTTCTTATCGTTCAAATCGCTTTCATACTCATAGATTGTCTTTGTGTACTTACCCGAATCGGTAATTGACAACCAATACTCTTCGCTAACAATGTGCCCTTGACCCGTATACCAAGCATGAGTTGTTGACTGTGCGTATCCGATAGAACCATATTTTTCTTTAATGTAATCTTTGAACACTTCAAAGTTTTTAGGCCAGTCATCATACACGCTTTGCACATCATTGATTGCAATTAAAATATAACTGTAACGTGGTGATCCATAAATCTTATTTGCGACAATCTCTGGCAAGTCTCCATTCTTTACAATATATGGACGTAACGCTAATGCACGATAAGATCGTAAATACTTTTTAATCTTCGCTGAGATGGTAATGTCTACCGCTCTGAGTCTGTCGTACTCATCGATTTGATAATCAATTCTTGGAAATAGTTGAAACATGATTTTTATACGATAGTGTTGGTTGCACGATTGGCATCGAACTTTGCATCGCCAACTGTTCTTGGTGTGATTTCTGTCAACTGAATTGTGAAGTTGATTTCTGTTGGAACGCCGTCTTCAAAAAACGTCATTTTTTGTCCGCCATAATCTGCACTAACTGAATCAATAGCACACGCTTTGCTTCTAAACAAAGTGGTCAACTCAGAATCGTTACCCGTAATCTTCATGAAGTTAATATTAAACTGTGTTAGATGCGGATAACCAAATGTGTATGATGTGCCTGGACCGATGGCTGCACCTAAAGGTCCTGAACCTGATGGTATTGTCGGTGATGATGCCAATCTGAATGCGTTAATAATTGCAATACAGTTTCTTGCCTCTGTTTTATTTCTTGGTCGCATTGCTACAGGAATTTGATACTTCCTGTACTGAGGTCCTTTGTACAGCAACTGTGCTTGCGGATTAACTGCTTGACGTTGTAAAAATTCGTATTGACTGATACTGTTTAGACCTGCTGAGCCGATGAAGCCTAGAATACCAGACAAGCCTTTTTCAAGTGTGTATTGAAATGCTTCGCCTGCACTTGATATATAATTTGTAGGATCAAATCCTTCTTTAGTAGCATCATTCGATCTTTTTGCACTAATGGCAGAGTTTAACTGATCACGACCACCAAAAATCTGATCAGTCTTACTGTAGTCTGAAAAGTTAGATACGTTAAATGCGTTTGGCAATTTAACAACGATTTTAGGCGCTTGTGTAATTCTAGCGCCGAATGCATCAAGAAACGTGAATCTCAAAAATGGTATGTTGTAACCATCATTGTTGATTGGATATTGAATGTTGGCACCAGGCGAAAACCCTAGCACACCATATCTTGTCGCATCTTGCGATGGTCTTCCCGAACCATCAGTAGTCGGAAACCCTTCAGCATCTGGATACACATTGTCTGTGCCAGAATCAGATGTTAAGTGAAAGACGGATTTTGCCATTTGGTTCCTTGATTGGGGTAATAATGTCTAAATACATCACATATTTATAATTCGCTATGGCATACAGAGGCAGATACAAACCTAAAAATCCATCAAAGTATGACGGTGATCCAACAAACATCATCTATCGCAGTCTGTTGGAGCGCAGATTCATGGTCTACTGTGATACAAATTCATCCATTCTGAAGTGGTCTTCGGAAGAGATTGTCGTACCCTATGTATCGCCACTAGATAGCCGATGGCATCGTTACTTTGTAGACTTTTGGGTTCAGTATCGTGACTCCAACGGAACGCTTAAATCCTCTCTAATTGAGGTCAAGCCTATGGCACAAACCAAAGAACCTAAAAGAGTACCAAGCGGCACTAAGCCTACCAGAAGAATGTTGAATGAAATCATGACTTGGGGCGTCAATCAAGCAAAATGGAAGGCGGCGAAAGAGTACTGTAACGACAGAAAGTGGGACTTTAAGATACTGACAGAGAAAGATTTGACATAAATATGTATGAACGCAATATTTATCCTAGGAATTTATGTTAGTATTTAAGGAACTCATCTATCAAGGCATTCAAGCCGGACAGGTACCCGCTAGAACCGCACAGGCTAGAGAATGGTATCGTGATGCCGCACGCCAGTTTCAAGGCATGTCTTCTATTCAGCCTAGTAGAGTTGTCCGTCAGTTTGAAAAGAAACGTCAAGTCGGTGATGTTGAGCCTGGTAACATGTACCTGTTTCGCTATGATCCTAAAGGCAAAAAGACTTTGCCATACTATGACTCATTTCCCCTTATTTTTCCAGTCGAAAAGTACAGCGATGGCTTTCTAGGCATCAACTTTCACTATTTGCCGCCAGTTCTTCGTGCTAAACTTATGGACGCAATCTATGGCACCGTGACAAATAAGAAGTATGATATAACAACAAAAGTTCGTCTGTCATACAACATTCTAAAAGGTGCGTCTAAATATAAAGCCTTCAAACCTACAGTAAAACACTATTTGAATGATCACGTTCGCTCACCGTTTTTGGAAATTACTGCTGTTGAATGGGATATTGCTTTGTTCTTGCCGTTTGAGCGATTCCAAAAAGCAACCAAAGAAACCGTCTGGACCGATAGCAGGAGTAAAATTTAATGTTTAGCATATCCGAATTTAAGAGTAGATACGCACCAGTAAGACCAAACCAGTTCTTCGCTGAGATTACGCTTCCACAAACAATTCAAAATCTTATCAACGGACGTTCTAAGACTTCTGGTGGCGCTACACTATACGGTTCCGCTAGAGATGGTGATGGTGTTGCTGATTGGTTTCGTTCAAACAACTTTGCAAACGGCAATCTAAACGACACTTTCAAGTTTCGTTGCGAGGCGGCTGAACTTCCAGGCAAAACAATTGCGACAGTTGATGATACTTCATATGGCGCAACTGTAAAGTACGCTTACGATACAACATATAACGATATCAATCTCACAATCATGGCTTCACAAGACATGCGTGAGAGAGCATACTTTGAAATTTGGATGGACAACATTGTTTTCAATCCTCACAAAAATCGTAACATCAATGACGTTACCGGTGGTCTTGTTCGTTATTACGATGAATACGCATATGGTGGCAAACTTAATGTCTATCAAGTCAACGACCGTGGCGTTCAACTTGTCAAATACACTTGCGAAAATATCTTTCCTCTTGCTTTGAGTCCTATGACTGCAAGTTGGGAAGAGAACGATACCTATCAGAGATTCAATGTTACGTTGTCTTATAGATATCATACTGTTGATTTCTTGAAGAAGCCTCTGATTCCAACAAATTTCGTAAGCGTTGATCCAAATTTTGTTGGTCCTGTACTTCCTCCAGGATATCCAACTATTACTTTTCAGTCACAAGTTATTCTCGGTGGCACCTGAAGTTTTTTCTAATGTACTACACAATTAAAGGAGCATATTATGGCTTTACCAAAAATTAAATCACCAATCTTTGAGTTGACACTTCCATCATCAAACTCACCTGTCAAGTATCGTCCGTTTCTAGTAAAGGAACAGAAGATTCTTTTGATGGCCCTTGAAAGCCAAGAGCAAGGCGAGATGTTTCGTGCCATCAAACAGATTATTGGCAACTGCGCAATCGATGAGATTGATGTAGATCAATTGCCAATGTTTGACTTGGAATATTTCTTCCTACGTTTGAGAGCAAAGTCTATCGGTGAACAAGTCGATTTGCGTCTAGGTCACGCAAACAAAACAAACAGCAAAGGCAAGACATGCGAACACTTGCATGACTTCAAATTGAATCTGATGGAAGTTGAAGTTCAGAAACCTGAAGAACACAATCCAAAGATTCAGTTGGATGTTGAAAACAACATTGGACTTTGCTTGAAGTATCCAACTATTGCACTTGCTGACAAGATGCAGGCAGCACAGTCTCAATCTCAGATTGAATCTATCGTTTCAGTTATTTGTGAAAGTGTTGACTACATTTACGATGCTGAAAACGTATATCCTTCAAGTGAATCAACGCCTGAAGAGATTGCCGCATTCATCAACGATTTGTCACAAGAACAATTTGCTAAAGTCACGCAGTTCTTCCAAACAATGCCTAAGTTGAAGCATACCATTAAGTGGACATGCCCTGCTTGCGGTTGTGAAGACTCTGCCGATCTTGAAGGTATGGCGAGTTTTTTCGGCTAAGTCTCTCTCACGAAAACTTAGTCAATTACTATAAAACAAATTTTTCATTAGTACAGCATCATAAATATAGTTTGACTGAGTTGGAAGAAATGATGCCCTTTGAGAGGGACATTTATGTAACCCTACTAACACAATGGATTAAGGATGAAAGTCAGAGGCAGAGAGAAGAATCGGCTAACATGAAAGCCAAGTCTAGACGTAGATAAAAAGAAGAAAAACAAATGGCAGATAGTAGTTTAGTAGGTAAACTAGGCGATCAGATTGGTAAACAGATTTCTGGATTTGCATCCGGAATGAAAGGGGCATTTGTGTCCGCCAATCCTGCCTTACTTGGTCCAGCGTTGGGTAGTATTGAAAAGGCTCTCAAAAATCAAACCTCAGCACTTCGAAAAGAGCAAGAACAAAGAAGAGCCGAAAGAGGTATCGCAGAAGAGAATGCAAATGAACAGCGCAAGTTGTACACAGACATTCTTGGCGAACAAAAAGAAAGCAATGACTATCTAAAGAAAATTCTTGAAGCCCTTCTAGGTAAGGGTAAAGAAGACTCTTGGTGGAAAAATCTACTTGCGCCGCTTCTTGCTTTGGCTAAGGCACTCAAAGACGGATTCAATAAACTACTCAAAGCACTAGAGAAACTGTTTGACTTGATAAAGGCATTCAAGTTAGGCGACCTATTCAAAAACTTCAAGTTAAGAATAGGAAAGTTTCTTGATGACATAGCAAAGTTTTTCAAAGAACTTCCAGGAAAATTCGCTGGTTGGCTAAGTGATCTTGCAAAATTTTTCAAAAACTTACCAGGCAAGTTTGCCGGTTGGTTGGGTGATCTTGCAAAATTCTTTAAGAATCTACCGGCTCGCTTTGGCGCTTTGTTTGATGATCTTGCTAAACTTCTAAAGTATATACCCGCAAAACTTGGAGGTTGGATTGATGATCTGATTGGAGTGTTGAAAAATGCTCTTCCAGAAACAACAAAAGCAATTCAAAGATTGTTGTCCAATCTTTCTGATATCTTTAAGTTTGAAGCATTAAAAGGTGCGGCTCAGAAACTACTACAAGGAATTTCTGACGGCTTTAGTGACTTGATTAAACTCATCAGAGAAAGCAATCTAGGAAAAGCATTTGGTAGTTTAATTGATGACATAAAGGCACTTCCTGCTGAGTTTGCAGGTAAGATTAGAGCCGCAGTCAAAGCAATTCAAGAAAGCGATCTTGTAAAATATATTGATGAACTGTTTGGTTCTATCAAGGCTTCATTTGCTAAAATTCCTGTAGCAATCTCTACAGGCTTGACTGCTATTTCAGATAGCATCAAGAGTATGGATTTTGTCAAGAGTGCAAACCAACTCGGTGACACAATCAGCACTAAGTTTGCTACTCTAACTTCTGCAATCGATACAAAATTTACTGCGATTGCCGATGCAATTAAAGGTAGCGCAGTCGGTAAAGCAGCCGCAACTATTGCTGACGATCTAGCAAATATCGGTCGTTCATTTGTATCTGATATTAGAACAAAACTTCCATCTGCTGGCGCAGGCGCCGCTGGCGTTGATCCAGACTTAGCGGCTAGAGCCAAGGCGGCTATGAACAAGCCTGGCTTTGAACGCACCGCAGACGATTTGGTTGCAATCAGAGCATACGAACAAGCAACTGACGTAACTAGACAAGTGCCAGATATTACGAAAGTCACTGGCTCAGTCGCTGATGCAACATCAACACTACAGAAACTACAGAATCTTATTCCAGAAGGATTGATGAAAGTCATCGATTCTGTCGGCGAAGCATTAGGTAAAGTATTTGGCTTCGTCAAGAGTGTCGGCGATTCAATCGTAGAAGGCACTAAAGGTCTAGGAAGATTCCTAGCATCGATAACAGACCTAGACGTAATGATGAAAGTGATTGGTAAGTTTGTCAAAGCACTACCAATTATCGGATGGGTCTTCACTACAATCGATGGTCTACAGGCTGCATTCGATACCGCAGGTCTTGCAGAAACACTAGGCAAGGCGGCTGAAGACGTTACACTTGCAGATAGACTAAAAGGTTTCGTTGGTGGCTTCTTCGGAAGTTTCTTCGGCATTATTGACTTCTTCGCTAAACTCATGACAGGCGAAGAAACAACAATGCAGAAAGACATGACTGCGGCAATCACTAAACTGACAGATGAGATTGCCGGTCAGATTATGGACTTCTTCAGATTTTGGGGTGGCATCCTAACCTCAGAGCCAATGATGGCTATCTACAAGTTCATCGGCTCATACGCTAAGATTGCATTTGAAACAATCGGTAGCAGTTTGAAATCCGTCATTGAATTGATGGTCGGCATTTTGACTTTCAATCCAGACAAGATGATAGGTGGTATCAAAGGTCTCTACGATTCATTCATGAGAGGCTTTACTGCAACATTTGAATTGATTGGTGCAACTCTAAAAGCGCCTATCTCTAAACTTGTTAATATTATGATTGGCGCATTTGAATCGTCAATCAACTTCTTTATTGACGCATTCAATTCTTTAGTTGAAAAACTAAAGAGTATGGAAGTCTTTGGCGTTAGAATTGGTGCCGTGTTTGACAACATGAAAGGCTTTGAACGTGCATCATTCAATAGAATGGATGAGGGCGCACCAAAGCCATCAACGGCATCGGCAACACCTACTGCTTCAGCACCACAGCCAGCAACAACTGCGGCACCACCTGCTGTTACAAACAGAAGACCTTCAGCACCGGCGGCAGTAACTCCAGTTCCTGGAGTGTCCATTCCAGGAGAGGCTACAAGTCCATTTATGGTCGGTGCTTCTTACTCTCCACCATCAGGACAGCAACCGCTCTCTGTAAGAAACAATAATCCAGGCAATCTGAGATATTATGACTCATTGACAAGACCAGGTTATGTTCTAGAAGGTGCTACAAGAGGTGAAGGAGGATTCGCAAGATTCGATACGCCTGAAGCAGGCATGAGAGCAATGTATCAACAATTGCGCATTGACACTCAACGAAGCGGATTAACATTAAGTCAGTTCATTAATAAGTATGCACCTCCTAGTGAAAACAAAACTGGCAATTACATTAATTTTGTGGGTGCGGCAGTTGGTCTAAAACCTAATGATAAAATTCCTGAGAGTCTATTGCCTGATGTGATGAGAGCAATGGTTCAGATGGAAGGCGGAAGCAAGGCTTCTAGTTATTATTATGGCGGTGGTAATAGAAATCCAAACATTCGTCCTGTCTCTGCATTGGCTGGAGGTAGCAGAGACACTACAGACTACGCAAATTACTCAGACATTCAGGGTCCTACCACCTCTGGAGGTGAGCCACCACCAAAAGGAACTGAAGGCGATCCTGTAACAATCGAACAAGTTTTGTCTGCCGAAGATAAAGAACGTGAACTTGAACGTGTTAGAAGAGAGGAAGAAAGCATCGCTTTGATGGAACAGCAAATTGCTATTGCACAAGAAGAAGCGAATAGAAACGAAGAGAGAGATGCTAGAAATAGAGAAGAAGCCGCCGCTAGAGTAAAAGCAGAAAATGAAAGATTCAGACAAGAACGTGAGAATCTTTACAAGCAATTTAATCAAACTGCTAGAAGCATTTATGAAGGCACACTAAGAAGCGCAATTGGTAATCTAGGTGTAACAGGACCACAAGCATTTATGATGGGTGGTTCTTCTATCATTGACAAATATCTTGGCGCATCATTCAAGAGCCTAGGTGAAAAACTGTTCGGTAAGCAACAGGGCGGCGGCATGGGCATGATCTTCCAGAAGTTGTTGGGAAGTTATGCTAACCAAGCAGTCAATCAAGTTATCGCACCTGCGCTTGGTATGGATGCAGGATTGCTAAACCGTGCATTGAATAACTTTGCGCAGGGTAATAAGAAAGAAGCATACGCAGACTTGGTGTTTGGTATGACTGGTGTTGCAACAGACGCTAGAACATTCCTAGAATCTATTACAGGTAAAAAAGGAATTGATACTGCTATCGGCCAGTTCTCTCAGACACTAGCAGATATTTCTACAGGTCCTCTTGCTGGAATGTTTGCTGCCGCACCTGATGGTATGGGCATGTACAAAGTCGATGCCGGCATGGACCCATTCATTGCTGGTCCTGCTATGGGTGCGAACATGCTACTTGAAGGTGCAAAGGCATCAAGTAGATTACAATTTGAAGCCGCAAAAACGTCTTCTCAATTGCTTGTTACTGGCGCACAAACTGCCGCTAAAATAGATGAAGCATCAGCAAAGGATGCTGGTGATGCATTGGCTAGAGGTGCTACTGGTCAAGGTCAACAAGGTAAAGGATTCTTCGGCGCAATCTTTGATGGATTTAAGAACCTTTTCGGTAGAGCATTTGGAGGAACGTCAGGAACAACTCCTGGAGGCGGTCCGGCAAATGAAATGGAAGCAATGAATGAAGCATACATTGCTTCTGGTGCTCCGGGTTCTACAATGGTTAGCATGGGTGGAGCAAATCCGTTTGCAAACTTAATAGGATACACAAAGAACTTCGCCGGCTTCACTCTAGGTTCAGCAATTGGTCGTGGTCTTGGTCTGAAAGGCGATACTCTTGGTAGCACTTTCTTGCAAGCAGGCATCAACAATATCTCAGGCAACTTTATGAACTCATTGTTCACCGGTGGGCCTGGAGCCGCTATGGCTGGTTTGTCAAATCTTGGTACAATGTTGATGGCAGGTAAGTTCAGTCCAACAGGTCTGATTGGTTCTGGTCTTGGTAAGTTTGGCACTCAAATCGGATCACAAGCACTAACAGATTTCGGTGGAGGCTTGTCTGGTTCTGCGTTTGGTGGCGGTTCTTCATTCAGTCAAATGTTTGGTGCCAACTCAACATTCGGTAGTGCATCATTTGGCGCACAAGCCGGCGCTGTAATGGGTGCTATTGGTAACGCCGCACTAGCATATAGTTTACAGAGTATGTTGTCTGGTGGATATAAGTCTGGTGCAGGCAAGGCGGTTGCCGCTATTGGTTCTTTCTTTGATCCAACTGGCGGTTTCATCGCAGGTACTGTAGGTGCAGTTGTTAATAGACTGTTTGGTCGTAAAGCACCAGAAGTTACAGGTCAGGGTATTACCGGAACATTAGCAACAGGTTCAGGCACAAATCTACAAAACTATGCTGAGATTTTAGAAAAAGGCGGCAAGTATCGTTCTGACAAACGCTATACACAATACACCGCAGCCGATGCTGAATTTGTTAAGTCTATTCAAAATGCAGTCAACGACAGCACTAAGATTGTTGAAGACAGCGCAAAAGCATTGAGTTTAGATAGCAGTTCATTTAGAAACTTTACCAAAGATGTAAAGATTGAACTAAAAGGTCTAAGTGCAGAACAACAGAAAAAGGCTATTGAAGACATGTTGGTCGGTTACACCGAAGACATGTTGACTAGTGTATATCCTCAAATCACACAATACAGAAAAGAAATTGAGGGTAAGTTAGAAACTAACGTGGACGCATTTAGACGTTTGGCTAATGCAACAGTAGCCGCTGACAATGCATTTAGAATGCTTGGCTATACCGCAGAAGAAATTACTGACGTTCTTGGTATGGCTATTACAGATACCGCAACAAGATTGGCTGCGGCGAATGTCAAATCTCAGATGACTGAGGCGTTCGGTGGTGATCAAAAGATGCAAGCCACTCTGCAAAACTATCTAGGTAAAGTTTATAGTCCAGAAAAACTTGAGAAGATTAAACTAGATATGGCTAAGAGTGCAATGGCAGACATTGTAAAAGAAAATACCAATCTGACTACAATTCTTGACGTTACAAAGTATAGTGATCTTCAAGCGGCTAAAGATGCACACTTGGCTGCCTTTGATGCCGCAATGAAAGCGGGAGACTTCAAGACTGCAAATGCACTGGCATCGTCATACGACACATTCATTGAAGGTGTTCGATTGAGTATCAGAGCGAAGGCTAAAGAAGCCGCTGGAGAGAATTTGCCTGGCGTAACTCAACAGTTTGTTGATGAGTCTCTTGGCGCAGTAACTTACGGCGAAGGTATAAGAGATATCGTTGCAATGCAAGCCGTTGCAGAATCACCAATCGTTTCTGCAATCACAGGTCAAGCAATTGCGGGCGAAGCAAGCATTGGTGGAGTTGGTTACGCAAGCGCAGTTGCATCAGGAACAACTGGTGCATATCTAAGTGAACAGTATGGCGGTATGGGACCATATCAGCAAGGTGGCGGTACTACAAACAATTCTGTCATCGATAACTCTACTGTTATTGCTTCTAGACCAACATCGATTACTGTTATGCGTGATGATAACGTCAGAGACTATCATCCAATTCTTGGCTCATCTAATAGAGGTCTATCAGGCGGCTATGGATGGGGTAACGATTATCAAGGCTCTTTCGGAGCAGGCTAACAAAAAACCCACCTTTCGGTGGGTTTCTTATTTCTAGCGTTAGATCAATCTTCTGCTAGTTTCTCAAAGTAACTCAGATTTTCATCATCGTCATCATTCCATGATGCACTCTCAGCAGTAGGCTTCTTTGCGGCAGGCTTAAATGCTTCAGTTTCTGTAGCACGAACAGCAGGACCAGCAGGCTTGCTGACAGGCTCACCACCATCCAAACCAAGAACCTTGTTCAACTTAGCCTTGAGTTCATCGTAAGTCTTGAAGTTCTTTTCTTCAAGGAATTCTTGAAGTTTGTACTCAGACTTCCAAATGCGCTCCAAGTCATCGTCATCTTCTGACAATGCGCCAGCGGTATCAAACTCAGATTTGTCATAGTTCTGATAGCCTTCAACCTTACGAATCTTCAACTTGAAGTTCGCACCTTCCCAGAGGTCAAATGGGTTGACTGGAGTTTCATCTTCAAACTCTGGATTCATCAAGTCATTCAACTTGTCGAAAATTTTCTTACCAAACTTGAAGAGGAATACCTTGCCATCATTATCAGGATTGGCAGGGTCTTTGACAACGTACACGTTAGCAATGTAAGACAGTTTGCGCTTCTGCTTACGGGCAACATCTTTATCAGAATCATTGCCAGAGTTCCACAACTGAGTGTTGTACTCAGAAACTGGGTCTTTCTTGTTTAGTGTAGTGAGTGAGTTCTCAATGTACCATTGTCCAGTAGGACCTTGAAATGAGTGTGAGAACAATTGAACCCAAGGCATGTCTTCGCCTTCGGGTGCAGGTAGGAATCGTAGAACAGCGAATCCGTTACCAGCCTTATCGACAACAGGTTTCCAGAACCTTGTGTCTTCGTAGGACTTTTTACCGTCCTCTTTGCTATTCAACTTGGTGACTTCGCTAGTAAGTTTCTCCAAGTCCTTGTTGCGTGAACGCTTGAGTTCTGCAAAATTTGTAGCCATATGTATTCTCCGTATGAAAATGTATTAAATGTATTTGAATGTATTAAAGTATGATGCTATGTGTGTTTGTATGTAGAGTGCCCTCTACATGTTTATTTATATGCACAGACACATCTTTCTTGGGTAATAGTAAGGCGCAAACTTTACTACCAACATTCACCCTCAATTCTGCACCAGTTCCCTCAACTGTTTTCTTTGTCGCTGGAGGTCCACTTTTAAGAAGGGCTGGTATTTGCGGCATAGGTCACTAACTCCTTTATAGATGGGATCACGGATTGCTTTATCATACTGTTTCATAAAACCTAAAAGTTGATTCAATATCACTAATGTCTCCAGCGATATCTCATTTCTGAGATATTTTTTGATGACGTTTGGATGATCACCATCAGGTGTACTAAACCAAACATTCAATTCTTGTGCATCCCATCCTTCTATAAAGGACATTTCATTCTTAAAGACATAAGACAGAGACTCTTGTTTTTTTCTCCAAGCCTTATATCGCTCTTCACATTCTTCAGATAATAGTTCGCCTACCCAAATCTTCGGGTCTTGTAAAAAATTTGCAACTAGGAATTCCTCAAGGTATTTGTCCTTGCGATTACCTAGTTTGGCAAAAAAGATTCGATCTTTTCTTTTCAGGAAAGAGTCCATCGTTACGTTGACTTTTCTATTATACTTGAACATGTCATAAGAGTCAACAGTAAAGTGATTCTTCACCGCAACGTAGAGTTTATAAGCCTCTAGTGCATCCATAACAACTTATTCTCCGATGGGCAATCTCGCACGATTATTGTGAATCAGATTTTGTTTGATGGCTTCGTTTTCTATCACACCTTTCATCTTGTTAGAGATGAGAGATGCGGCAGTTTCAACCTCAACATTTGTCTGTTCACAAAAATGAAGGATTGCATCAATCATAGTGATTGGTGACTTTACCTTCATAATTTCTTTGATAGCAGATTCGAATTCTTTTTGTGTGAGTATCTTTAATGAGTTGACTTTGCTATTCATTTTGCCTTTGCGGCCGCAGTAGCGGCGTAAGCAATACAAGTGCTATTCACCGTAGTTTCATAGGCACATTTGACAGAGATAGGATCAACGCCTTTGTTGATTGCATTCTCAATGTTCTGAGACATACGATTTCTGTCATTCATGTTGTAGTAGTATCCACCAATGATTGCTGTTGTGATGATAATCGTAGCACAGACTGCGATGGTGATGAAAATTTTTACGCCGTTTTCGTTCATATTAGATGATACTCTTTCCTCTGTCAATGTTGTCTTTTCTAGATCGGTAGAAGATGTGGTTTCCAATTTGATGTACTTTCTGTAGTCTCCATTGTGGGTTGACGTAGACTGCATGGTAATACGTTGAACCTTTAGTTACGTCCTCTAGTTTATCGAAGTTAAGAAACACATAGGTTGCTAACTCCAATATCTCATTATACAATGTAGTATGCTTGATTGTCAAGCGTTTAGCGGTAACAGTCTTATCACAGTACCAAGAGAATTGGCAAGTGCCGCCAGTCTTTTGATACACTACGCCACAAATATCGTTTGCGTAGTTGCCAGTTTGTAGTCGATTGATTGTAACGAATGCTACTGCTTTCTTTCCTTTGTATGGCTCTGTAGCCGCTTCAAAGTAAATGTTTTCTGCAAGACATGTGACCTGCCTTTTGGCGTCTTTAGATAGGTCGTTGTAAGTTGCCTTGATTGGTAGTTTTCCGTGAATATCAATGTCGCTGGCTAGTGAAGCCATTGTCATGATAGACAAGGAAACGAAAACACTAAAGAACACCCCATAAAAGATGTACTTAAACATGTTTTACCCTCCTTTCAGGTTTTATATTTGAAAAAGTTCTCTCTGTGTCTCCTGTAGTAGAGAAGTCCTTGTGGTACATGAGAAACTGTGGCACCTTTCTTTAGCATTCTTTGCCATAGAACCATGTCCTCTTCCGTGTTATGGACTGAGGTGCCTTTTGCATACCCACCAACTTTTTTGGCAAGTGTAGTATTATATAGCATCGACCCATGCCACGATCCTGTACGATCCCAGTATAAGTCGCCTTGCCGCTGTCTTGTGGGGTACGTTCTAGCGATATTTTCACGCAAAGTACCTGTTACCATGATATCGTATGTGACAATATCTGTATCTTGTGCTAGTAGAAGTTCTAGTGCGTCTGCTCTGAGCCAGTTATCTGCGCCTAGAAACAGTACTTTTGGTGTATTGACTTTGAAAAGCATATCCTGAAAGTTGTCTACGACACCGAGATTTTTGTCACGGAATGTAAACTCTACCTCAGGATATAGTTTTCTAAGGTGCTGACAGTCTCCAGCCGCATCGTCAACGAATAGAATCTTGTCTGCCTTTCTAGTCTGGCAGAGTATGCTTTCTATCGCATGTGCGGCTAAGTGTCCATAATGAAATGATGCAATGACAACGGTTACCATCCAATATAATCTCTGTATATCTTGAAGTTGTAGTCCGGATCGTTAGGGTTTCTGCTACCTTGAGTAACACTCCAACCCTTCTCATATCCTGCGGCTTTGACGCAATCGATTACCAGTTGATTGAACGTACCGTATGGGTACGCAAAATGCTTACATGGAAACGGTGCAGTCACTTCATACATTATCTCATCTTTTGATAGTTTTGTCAAGTCTCTGTGCGACCAGGTGTGCCAACCGAGTTCAAAATCGTATTTGTCGCACAATTCTTGGACTTGCTCAAGGGTGCAATAGTGCTCCAATGCGGGCACATGTGCGAGGTCGAAACGATTGTCCTTCCCAAAGAAATCGCCCATAACAAACATAATGCCAGACTTGCCAACAAGAACATCTTGATTTTCATATACGTTCAGATAGATGCCATCGAAGCCAATCGGTTCCTGACAACTTAAAATCTGCTCTCTAGTGTTGTAGTTGCTATGATGATAGTTGCCGATGTTATGTGCTAATTTCATAGATGATTACTCTTTGTTGGAATTCTCTATATGCGAATTCTTTTTCGAAGATGACCTTACCAAACTTGTAATCAATGAGCCAGTCTCTGATGCCTGCAACAAGAATGTGCCTGTTCGAACAGGATTCGATCCAGTCTTTGATTTGCTTGTGGTCGTATTGTTTGTATAGTGTTCCAGTTGTCATCACCAAGTCATATTTCTTGACGCACGGTGCCATGACACGCTGAACATTTGATGGTAGCCTAGATGCGGCTATGTCTGAGATTTCGATTGCGTGAATTTCTTTTGCTGGAAGGCTAGTCGTTACAAAGCCTTCTCCTGCGCCAATATCTAGCGCACGTTCATATTCGTTGAACGAATTCACTTCGTTGAGAGCCATGATCAGTTCTGCTTTACGCTTCAGATCGGCTGGATTGTTTTTGTAGTTCCATGGATCGGGATTGCGATACCACAGTTCAAGTTCTTCTTTAGATTGCATAATAAAAAGATGGGGCTTTCGCCCCACCCCTCAGGTTATTGTTTGTCCACGAAAGTCTTCAGCACTTCTGCTTCTAGAAGAATTTCTTGTGATGATGGAAACTGAGGTACTTCATTGAGTGGCAATGGATCGTTTTTAATGGACGAATTATGTCGAAGATTATCCATCTTCTGATAATATCGTTGTGTCACTTGATCCTGAGCCATTTTCAATAGTTCAAGTCTGATTTCATATGGTGTTTTGGACATGTGTGTCTCCTTTGTGTGTGTTAAAAAATGGTGGGGTATTCTGTTACTAGGAACCCCACCGAAACCCTAGGTGCCTTTACTTAGGCAGCCAATGCGAACTTTTCATCGTTTGCGTTTATAGATTTTGCTTGATTTACGGTCATCGCCTACCGTGCTGTCCACTCTGTTACTCTTTGCCCTGTCGAAACCTTGTCAGGCCCATTAGTAAACTCTCTGCGATACTTGAATTCACGGTGACCCTACTTCCTGGCTGGTCCTTGCATTGGTCGACTTTGGCAAGTATTTCAGTTGTTCCAGTGTAGTCACTCAGAGAGTTTACTGGTGGACCTGGGCGGAATCGAACCGCCGTCCAGAACCCGTTTCTCTTTGCTTCATACAGCAATAAAACTATTTATACAAATCGTGTCAAATTTGGTGGTTTCCATCCCTCAGGTTTTAGTACTTTACCATCTTCACGCTTGACAACTTTGGCGGTAACTTTATCAATCTTGTCTAGATTGCTTCGTGCAACTTCATGCCATGCGCCGTTGACATCCCATCCACGCATATGACAGTAGCCGAGAATGACCCAAATCATATCCATACATGCATCAAGTTCACCAACTTCATCGTGACTCTTTTCTGCAAATACAAACTCGCCGTATTCTTCTTCGATTAATCGCTTATACAGTTCTGCATTCTTCTCGCTTCTAGGCTGATCACAAGCGCCGATGAATGTAGCAACATCAACATACATATTTGACATTCTTTTCCTCTTCAAAAATATTTGACCACTTCTTCAATTTCTCAAACTTCTTAGCCTCTGCTTTCATCAAGTTTTCTTCCTTGATGATACCATGTTCAATCATGAGGCTAATCATGCATTGAAGGTCGCCAATCTCTTCTTCTAGACGTTGGCGATTGTTGAATGCTTCGTTAGGATGCTTTGCATCAAAACCAAAACGAAAGACTTTGCTGATAGCCTGTGTGACTTCAGCGCATTCTTCCTGTGCAATCAAAAGGATTTCTTGTTCACAATTTTTCATATCATTATTCTAACTGAAAACTGATTGGTTGTCAAACATTTCTCGGTAAGTCTTAAACATACCGATGTAGTCGTTTCTCTTTTTGACAAACACTTGTGGATGATCCGAGTCAACTGCAATGACGATAGCAATTCTCGGTACTGGTATGCCAGTTCTCTCTTCAAACATAACAGCATATGCCGCACATTGCATGAAGTAGTTCTGGATTTTATCTTCGCTCTTTTGTCTACTGGAAGTCTTGAAGTCGATGATAGAGAGTTTGCCATCAAACTCTGCAATACAGTCTACTCTGCCTGCTACTTTTAGATGATCAGAATACAGCGGCGCTTCGATTGCGTAGATGTTATCCACGTATTGGTCAATGATTGGCTGAATAGACTTGAACATACCAACCGAGTCTGGCATGTATCGATCCGTGTTCAGTTCATTGTTTAGATAGTCTTCGCAGAGTTTATGCACTCTGGTGCCTCTGCTTGAGGCTTTGGTTGAGATTCTATTTGCTTCCGCTTCGCCTACACGCTTACGCCATTCAAGAATTTCTTTCTTATTGTATAGCCCGGTGACTGAGGTAACGGAAGGATAAGTGTTGCCCTCTGGTGTTTGATAGAATCTCTTTCCGTCAATTGTCACCGTCTTCAGGTCATCGAATGGTATAGGTTTGTGTGTAAACATTATGTGTCATAAAAGTATCATTAAGCGGGATAGCAACTCATATATGTAGCATTACACTACAAAGTAAAGTGTGAGAAAGTCTTCGCCGTTTTTATCTTTACCGCCTGAAACGTGCCCAACGGAAAGTCCATTGAATTCTTTCAATGCATCAAAGTTAATTCTGAATCTGTCTACGATTTCTTTTGCTGAGAAGTCTCTGAGGTAAACTTTGTTTATGTCAAAGCGAACATCATAGGAGAATCGTTTTGTGTCGTTGTCTTTCACTTCCATGACAACGTATTCTTTAACATCATCAATAGACTTGTTTGCAAGTTCACGGCGAATTGGTGATGGTATGTATTCTGAAATTTTAGACAAGCGATCAAGCAACTGATTGCCGTCCATGTATTGAATGAAGTTGTAGTTTGATGTAATCACTTTTGGCTCATCGTGTTTCCACTTGAAGCCAACGAACAAAGGCATCGTATAGTAGTCTTGATTTTTCATACGTTCGCCTTTTACTTCAAACCACTTTGCATTGGTGTACTTGATTTCAAAGTACACACGCAAGTCAATTCGATTGTCGGCCGACTTCTCAATCGCAAAGCCAAGATCATCGGCTGTGTAATAACGATTCTCCAGTTCAGTCAAGCGACTCTCTGGAAAGTTTAGTTCAAGAAGTTTTCGTGATAGTTTTTTGAACGTAATATCGGCAGACCTCATGCCGAGTATGAGTCGGTTTCTGTTAATGCTTTGTTGTCCAAGTTTAACAGAATGAAAGGCCTGCTCCCATTTTACATCATCGAAATGATTCAAAAATGCGTAAACGTCTGGATCAGTTACTCTTGTTAATATTTGCTCTTTCGATGTTGTCTTCATATTGCATCTTCGCTATAATGTAATCTTTAACTAGTGACGAACGAACAATGTCATCCGCATCAAACTCAATTCTTGTAAATGCTTTCATGTGATGTGCAATGTCAAAGAATTTTAGAATGCCCGATTTGTCGTTGCTTTTTCTAAGATCGGTCTGGCGATAGTCGCCGCACCAAATAATCTTAGAACGATAACCTACCCGTGTCATGACTGTATCTATCTCTTCAAAATTCATGTTTTGCATTTCGTCTACAATGATGATTGCATCATCGAAACTCATACCACGAATAAACGATGTGGAGATAAACTGCACATAACCCTGCTCTTCAAGGCGATCCCATGCGTCTTTTCTAGCAAATAAAGTTTCGCAAATTTGACGATATGGTTGCTGATAGATTTCCATTTTCTCTGCAACATCACCTGGCAAGTGTCCAATCTCTCTTGACTGAACGGCTGACCTTACTACGATGATTTTTTTGAATGGATTTGATTTGTCCAAAACCTCCTCTAGAGATTTATACATCGCAATGAATGTTTTACCTGTACCAGCAACACCGTGTAATGCTATAAAATAGTCGCCTCTCTTGTATGCGTCAAAGAAAAGTTTCTGGTGGTCTGTTAGTGGATCGAATGTCTTTAGATCATCTATCCTTATCTTTAATGAGTTTGTGATTTGCTTCTGACTCTTAGGTCCTGGAGTTGAATCAGAATCTGTGTTGGCGGTAGGTATAGTTTTTCTAGCCATTAAAGCCCTTTTTAGAAAGTATTAACATCTCCTCTAGGGTGAGCCGCTTTCGCTTTCTGTAAGACCTCACGAAAACCTTGGTCAGGCTTTCTGATTCCTAAACGAACAGGGTCACCAATTCCAGGAGGCCCCAATAGTATAGGCTCATAATTTGGATTGTCTTTGAGAAATTCTTCTCTCTCAGCAATCTTCATCATTCGCTCTATGACTTCTCCAGTATTCTTATCAATAAAATTATACGTTGGCATATGTTTTCAATTCCTCATCAATCTGATTCGCTAGTTCTTGTCTGCAACCTTCGGTAAACCAGATTGGTGTATTACGTTTTGTCCATTTCGCAAATCTGTGCTTCTCATGTATATAGTAATTTTTGTAGGATTGAATTGAGTCTCCAGACACTTTATACTCATCTGGCATGGCAGGAGTAGGTTCAGTAAATGGTTGCTTAGGAATGTTTCTAGGTAGCGTAGCAAGCATCATTTCTAATTTAGAACATGCATGAATCTTGCCATATCGATGGGTGTACTCTGTCATCAATTCCTGCAACAGAGAATACAGCCAATCATAGTTTTTATCCGATTGGCGGACCCACACGGCCGATGGATGATTGATATGTGTAGCCGAATAGATAACGCTTTCACGTTCATCGTTTAATAGCCATCTAGTCACTTTGCGACCTGTTTTGGATAGCGCAGAGACTTGAGTGCCATCAATGACACGGTGCGCAGTTGAAAGCAATTGACAATACTCTAGAATCATTTTGACAACATGCTTGTCTAGGTGCATTTGCGCACAGACTTTTGGATCATTATCAAGATAAAAAATGTTCATAGCGGATAATTTCTTTTGCGATTAAACTCTTGTTGTTTTTCAAACGTACTTTCTTCATAGCCTTTGTCGCTCATCATGTCGCCGGCATAAAGCAAACGAAGCCGCTCAATCTCATTGGCGGCTTCTTCTAATATATCGGCAATGCGATCCGGTTTACCTTCTTGCACAGATTTGCGTGAAGGTATTTGTCTACGAATCTCAGCACGT